TAAGAAAGATTATATGATTGTAGGTGGTTTTGACACTATGTATAAGTCTCCCTTTATATGTGATTGGGATTTCTTTCTAAAATTAGATCTAAATGGTATCGGCTTTACCAGAACACATCAAGCGCACCTATATCATTTTGGTAGCACAGCTACTAAGAATGGAAAAGAAGGTGAAAAGTTTAGAGCTACAGAAGGACCTGCCGCCCAAGTATTTATGTACAAATGGGGAATACCGCCTCAAATATTTGATAATCTATCTCATAACCCAAAAGATAATAAAGTAATAAAAGGAATAAAATATGGAGCATAATATAAATGTAATCGATAAGTTTTTAGGTACATTAGAATACGCAGACAGACCAGATTCAAAATCAGAATTATTAGTAGAATCTTATTTATCAATTAAAAATATAATCGAAAAAACAAACCCTAGAGCAATATTAGAATTAGGATTTAATAGAGGATGTAGTGCAGCAATGTTTGCTTATGCAGCACCAACTAGAGAAATTGTTAGTATAGATCATTATTCAAATAATCAAATTAAAAGAAATGCTAAAAGAATACAAACATTACATAAGCATTTTCATTTTATTCGTTTAAATCATAATGGTATAATTCCTGAATATGGTAAATCATGGAAAGGTAAATTTGATTTAATTTATATAAATGGAGATAAAGACCAAAAATCCATTAAAAGAGATATATTGGCTGCAATAGAATTAAATACTAAAACAATTGTATTAGACCAGTATAACCATGAGGATATTAAACCTATTTATGACAAATATATTAGTTTATTTAAACTAACTAAAGTAAAAACATATAATACAAGTAACGGATTAATTTTATTAAGAAACTCACAATATGCAGGATAAAAATGTATTAATAACAGGTGTAGCAGGCTTATTAGGTAGTAGATTAGCTGATTGGATTATAGAAAACACAGATTATAATGTAATTGGTATTGATGATTTAAGTGGTGGCTATTTAGAAAACGTTCATAGTGATGTTAAATTGTATAATAATGATTTAGCAACAGAGGATATAGAACATATATTTGATTTTCATAATATTGAGTATGTATTTCATTTTGCTGCTTATGCTGCTGAAGGATTATCGCCTTTTATACGTACATTTAATTATGATAATAACTTAAAAGCAACAGCCCGCATAGTTAATGAATGTATAAAGGCTAATGTTAAAAGATTGGTATTTACGTCTACATTAGCTGTTTATGGTCATGGTGAAGGAGGTATATTTGATGAAAATCAACAACAAGCACCAATTGATCCTTATGGAGTAGCAAAATATGCTTGTGAAATGGATATTCAAATTGCTAATGAACAACATGGATTAGATTATTGCATAATCAGACCTCATAACGTTTATGGTGTTAAACAAAATATTTGGGATAAATATAGAAATGTGCTTGGTATTTGGATGTATCAATACTTAAAACATAAACCATTAACCATATTTGGTGATGGTGAACAAACAAGAGCGTTTAGTTTTATAGATGATTCATTAGAACCATTATGGAATGCAGCTATTAAAGATGAAGCATCATGCCAAATAATTAATTTAGGCGGTGTTAAAGAATATTCTATAACTGAAGCAGCTGAAACATTAGTTGATGTAATACAGGAAGAAGAAGGTATGGATAATTTTGAAATACCAATTGAATATTTAGAAGGTAGACATGAAGTAAAACATGCTATTCCTACATGGCAAAAATCAATTGACATATTAGGATTTGAACATAAAACGGATTTAAAAGAAGGTTTAAGACAAATGTGGAAATGGGTTAGAACACAACCTATGAGAGACCAATTTGTATGGCCTAGTTATGAATTAGATAACGGTATTTATAGCTTTTGGAAATGAAAAAAATAAAAATAGATAAAGAATTAGGTAGACCAATTATGGATTGGATTAATGATAATAGTGATAATTTAGAAACACTACTACCAGAAAGACCCCCTCATGATGGTTATATTATAGGTGCTCAACATTTAAATATTAAAGATGATGCTTTAATTGATAGTGGATTTCCTTATTATACATTAAAGGAATTAAATAAACATATATTAAAAGAATATGGGTTAAGCACAAAAACACCTCATGACCCAGCTAATGGAATATTTTTATCTTATTCAACTAAAGGACATTCGGTTTATATCCATAAAGATAAAAACGCGGATGAAAATCATACTCATGTTAGGTTTAATTATATGTTAAATAAATCTGTAGGAGGTGATCCAGTTATATCAGATAAAAAAACCATGATTAAAGAAGGTGAAGTATGGGTTTGTGTAGCGGGAAAATACTTTCATGGCACTACTGAGGTTACAGGTAAAAAACCAAGAGTAATGATTAGTTTTGGTCATAAAATAAAAAATAAAGTTTTACAAAAATTAGAATCAGAATGAATATAGGAATTATAGGACAAGGTTTTGTTGGTAATGCAATTTACCAAAAGTTTAAAAATTATTATAATGTTTACACATATGATTTACAAGCTAAATTATGTAATAGTACATTAGAAATAATTAATGAAGAATGTAATATTATTTTTGTATGTTTACCTACTCCAATGGATAAGAATGGAAGATGTCATATTGGTATAGTTGAGGAAGCATTAAATGATTTAGAAATATTAACATCAATAGACCAATCAGAAAAAATAGTAATAGTAAAATCAACAATACCCCCAGGTACTACTAAAAAATGGAATAAAGAGTTTACATTTTTAGATATAGTATTTAGTCCTGAATTTTTAACTGAAGCAAATGCTGTTAGTGATTTTGATAATCAAAAGAGAATTATATTAGGAGGTAGTAAAATTCCTACAACAAAATTAAAACCTATATTCGCTAAGGCATTTCCAAAAGCAACTATAATTAAAACAGATTCAACATATGCTGAAATGGTTAAGTATGTTACTAATTCATTTCTAGCAACTAAAGTATCATTTGCAAATGAAATGTATGAAATATGTAAAGGTTTAAATGTTGATTATGATAAGGTAATTGAATATGCTTGTTATGATGAACGTTTAGGTAAATCACATTGGGCAGTTCCAGGTCCAGATGGTAATTTTGGTTATGGAGGTCATTGTTTTCCTAAAGATATTCAAGCATTAATCAATGTAGCTAAAGATTTAAATGTTAATCCCCGTATGTTAGAAGCAACAAATGAAAAAAACTTTGATACTAGAGTTGATAGAGATTGGGAAAGCATGACAGGTAGAGCAGTTATTTAAAGACTCCCGCATAAAAATTAGGTTACCCCAAATAGAGGTCGTATATTCACCAGGAACTTAAAAAAATAATATATGACTAAAGAAATAGACGGGATGATTTATGATAGTGAAATTGATAAATGGGTAACTATCGAAGAATACAACAAAGAATACGATAAAATTGAATGCTCAGCCGACCAAGATTGGGAATGGCATTATGCAAGTGAGTAAAGATTCCCGCGGAAAAATTTGGTTACCCGGGGGAAGGGTCGTATATTTACAGAGTAAATAATAAAAATAATAAAGGTTATGTCAAGTCAAATAAAATTAAGAAATAAGAGAAAACAAGTTGGATCAGTTGGTCAATTAAGATGGAAACCAACAACAATGAAAATGGATGATTTTAAATTCAATCCAGATTTATTTGTTCCAATGAAAACTAACAAGAAAATTGATAACATTCTTTCCAGTGAAGGTGGATTAATGAAAGGTACTAATGTTGCTTTCGTAGGTGATCCTGGAGTTGGTAAAACAACTGTATTACTAGATATTTTAGCAGATCTTCAAAATAATGGTCATAAAACACTTTTTATTAGTGGTGAGATGACACAAATTGATATGGTAGGAATGGTTAAAAGATTTCCTAAGTTTGGTAAGTTACCTATTTTATTTATGGGTGATTGGATTGAAAAAGATCCATTAGTAATATTAAAATCTATCCTTAGTGAAGGATGGGATTCAGTATTAGTAGATTCATTTGCTGAATTAGCAGTTGCTGTTTGTGATTTTCATGGTGGTACTATGAAAAATGCTGAAACTAAATTATTAAATTTGTTTGAAAAACATAATAAAGGAGAAAATATAAATAAAGTAAATACTTGTTTTATGATTATTCAACAGGTTACTAAAGGTGGAGAATTTGCTGGTAGTAATAGATTTAAACACATGATTACTGCAATGGCTCATATGAAATTTACCCCTGAAGGTAGTAGAGCTATTTGGTTTAGTAAAAATAGACGTGGAGGTGAAATGAATAAATTACACTTTAGTTTAGATCAGAATAATCATGTTGGATGGTTATTTACTGAGCCAATGAATATGGGAATTTAATAAAATTAATATGATAGAATTACAAGAATTTATAGATAAGATGCGTGCCACAAGTAGTGGTACGCAAAAAGTAGAAATAATTAAGGACGCGAGTCCGTTTATCCATAGGTGTTTAGAATATACCTATAATCCTTTTAAGCAGTTTTATGTGACTAGTAAAACTTGTATCAAGAATAAGGACAAAGGCATAACCACCAATTCAAGCGGTATGTTCGACACCTTGGATAAATTAATTGATAGAGAATTCACTGGACATGATGCTATTAAATTAGTAAATGGTCACCATGAATTAATTTATAAAATAATTGATAAAGATTTAGGTATTAGAGCTGGAGATAAAATTATAAATAAAGCAGTACCTGGATTAATACCAACATTTTCAGTTGCATTAGCTAAAGAATATGATGATAAATGTGATTGGCAAAATGATAATTGGTATGCTTCAAGAAAATTAGATGGTGTTAGATGTTTAGCTGTAGTTAACTATGAAGGTGAATGTACACTTTATTCTAGAATGGGTAAAGAATTAACTACACTAAATAAAGTTAAAGAAGCAATTGAAGCAACAGGTATTATTAATACTGTATTTGATGGTGAGATTTGTTTAATTGATGAAAATGGAAATGAAGATTTTCAAGGTTTAATGAAACAATTAAGACGTAAAGATCATCAAATCGAAAATCCAGCTTATATGATATTTGATATGATCCATAAGCCTAATTTTGATAATCAAAAAGGCGGTCCTATTTTAAGTCAAAGATTAGGTGCATTAAGAGGATTTTTAACAGGTAGA